AATTAATCCTTTCGCGTTTCGTTTTTATCAATCTTTTTGAGTAGTTCTTTTTCGATGTCGATTGAGAAGTGATGCGCATAATTTAAGCACGTCAAAATAACGTCTGCTAATTCTTCGCCTAAATTGTTTTCTTTGTCTTTACGTTTAAGTAATGATTCATAAATAGCCTCTTCGAACTCTTCCTCAATTTTACGAATGAATTGTAAGTCTGTTGTGTCAGGTGTTATGTAACCACGCTTCACAATAGAAGCGTAGTTACGTTTGATTAGTTCTTGCATATTAGAATAGTGTTGATTGTGATTTTTCCAATACAGCACTCTGCACATTCTTTTTAGCTTGGTTGTAGTAGCTTTCTTTTAATTCAAAACCGATAGCTTTTCTATTCATTTTAACTGCTTGAAAAACCTCTGAACCAATACCCATAAATGGAGTAAGTACCGTATCACCTTCATTAGAATATAGTAAGATCAATCTTTCAATAGTATCTAATTGCAAAGGACAAATATGCTTTTCGTCATTTTCTTCTCTGCCATTTCTATAACCTTGCAATGTATTTCCGTAATCAATATCCATCCAAACTGGAGAAGCTATTTTTTGCCACAAATCAACTGGTATATTTGTGTTTGTTACTGGATTGGTTCTTTCTCCATCTTTTCTAAATACCATTACATAGTCAGGTATTCCAACGCGGCTCATAGTACTATCTTTTTTTACTTGCTTATGAAGTAAACCAAGCGCCTTAGTTCTTTGCATTTCAACAACAGGGTCTTTCCAAATCGTTATACGTGAATGATAAATAAATCCAGCTTCACTAAATGCTTTTAAAAGTAAGCCGCTAAAGTCGCGAAGTCCTATAAATCCTTCCTTTCCTTTTTGTATAGGTAAGTCCATGCAATGAACAGCTACATTTCTACCGCTTTGCAAAACTCTGTAAAGTTCCTTTATTAAGAATCCAAACTGAATCAAAAATTCATTGTAATCTTTGCTATTACCCATATCTTCTAAGTGGCTTGAGTAGGTGTAAAGTTCAGCGAATGGTGGAGAGAATACACTTAACCCTACCGATTCGGTAGGCACATCTTTAATTAACTGGATGCAATCACCGCGTTTAATGTGATAGAATTCATTTGTTTCTTCTGTTGTGTCAACATTACCGACATTCATCAGTTCATTGTTTAGGTTAGCGTTAATCGCTTTGCTCATTTCGTCTTGCATAAGTTCAAATTGTTTTTGTTTGTTATCTATTGATTGTTTTACGTTTGCCATCGTATCGGTAGTAATTAAATGAATGTTCACTTCATTCTTTTGCCCGAACCTATAAGAACGTCTTATTGCTTGGTATAATCCCTCAAAGCTAAAATCTAAAGAAGCAAATATTTGATTTCGGCAATTTTGATAGTTCATACCAAATGACGCTATTTTTGTTTTGGTTATAAGCACTCTGAATTCATTATTTGCAAAACCTAAAAGCATTTTTTCTTTGTAATCTGAACTATCTGAACCTTTAACCTCAACAGCATCAGGTATTAGTTTCTTTAAGTATTCGCCTTCCTCATTTTGCTTAATCCATATGATGAAGTTTTCATCGCTATTATTCACCAACGAAATAGCATCTTCCATTCTTTCAATCTTAGTTAACCTCAACTCTTGATTAAAGTTAGTAGCCGAAATAATAGCATCATTAAATAGCTGACCGTTATCGCGTTTAGGTGTTACTATTTTACGTTCCAAAATATTAAGAGTAGGTAAATTATAACCTTCCATCGTAAATCCTATATCCTGTGGCTTATTTAACATTATCGCCCACGTTCCAATGAATTGATAGAATGTTTTAACCGCATGACCTTTAAGCCTCCATTTTGCAGTTTCTCCGCCATCATGTACAAAGTACATTGCAAGCATTTCATTTCTACCCATAACATCTAAGAACTCGCTATGGTTTCCAAGTTCCATTGGGTCATTTGGTGAAGGTGTTGCAGTACAAGCTAATTTGTAAGGTGTGTTTTTAAACTTATCGATAATATTCTTTTTTGTTTCACCTTCAAAGTTTTTAAGGATAGAACTTTCATCTAAAACAATACCCGAAAAAATAGAGCAATCAATATTATCTAATTGCTCATAGTTTTGTATTACTATGTTTGTGGTATCAATTCCAAATCGTTTTGCCTCGTTTAGTGTTTGACCTTTAACCGCTAAAGGTGCAAGTATTAATACTGGCTTATTAGTGTGCTTTGCCACATTCTCTGCAAATGTTAATTGCATCAATGTTTTACCCAAACCACAATCAGCAAATATAGCATACTTACCAGCTTTTAAAGCGCGCTTAACTATGAATCTTTGAAACGGGAATAAGTGATTGTTTAAATCATTGTCATCTACTTCAAAGCCACTTTCGATGTGCTTCTTTTGTTTCTTTTCTAAGAATTCTAAATAATCCATTTGTTTGTTTTTTATTGTTTATAAAATGCCTCTGCATGAATCTCGCACACACCTTTAACCTCCGATTGTATCCATTACTCATCGGCTAATGTTCTGTAATTAAACTAAGAGGGAAAGAACGTCGTTTGTTTGATTTTAAATTTTTGTAAAATATTCAAGTTGTTGTTTAAAGTATTCATTTGCTAACCTAATCTTCTCCAGCATCTCGTTTACGTCTGCTTGATCAACTTTAAACTTCTTGGTGAATAATCCGAAGTCGTTGGGTATTCTCGGGTCAAACCAAGCCAACACCGCAACATCGCACTCACGCAAATAAGCATCTGAAAGAACTTGCCAAAACCGCATTGGTGAATTGGCTTTTAAATCTTCACTATCGCGAATCTCTTTAAGGTGGTTTACGGTGTTTAAACATTTCACCTCCAGCGCCCCGTTTAACTCTCTTATCCACCCATCACCACTACCACCGTAGTTCAATGAATCAATTTTGATAAAGCTTGTTTCTTCGATAGTCCACCCGTTCAATCTCGCTAAGTGCTTTTTCGCCAGCGGTTCGTTATCAATTCCCCATTGCATCGCCTGAGTAGTAAACACCTCTTCACGAATACCCGTTAAACTTTCGGCAACCTTTTCCATTATGTACGTCTTAGCGCCGTCGCTTAACACTTCACCTTTCAATTTAGGCTTGGTCATTAGTCTGTAAATTTCCGATGAGGTGAAAACACCCAAACGGGCAGCGTGCCACTCAGGGCTACGCTGTTCCGCTTCTACTATTATTCTGCTGTGTTCCATTTTGTTGTTGGTTTAGATTGAATTGCTGTAATATCATATACTTCCTCTTGAGTCATTATACCCATTGACACCTCAGGCGCGAATTGACGCGTGAAGAATGCAGCTGCCCGGTAGCGCATCATTAATTGTGGCATTGTTTTCCATTTGCTACCAGCCTTTTCAACCCATTTCTCAGCGTGTGCCATTTCCATCGTTACCCAAACACCTTCTACTTTGTCGCCTGTTGCTAAGTCAATCGCTACACCTCTGCATCTACCACCGTTGTTTTCATCTTCTTCAAATCTTAACGGTGAAAATTTACGGCTCGCGTTTAAAGTTGCGATTAAGAATTGAGAACTCCACGAAGGTTTGCCATGCACGATGTACAAGTTCTGCATAACCATTAACTCACTCGCACCTATTCTCTTTGCTACATCGATAGCGATAAGGCAGTTGCTAATGTTATTCTTATATTGCACTGGCACCAAGTCGCTAACACTTAAAGCCTTTGCTACTCTCATCGCGTGCTCAAAGCCTTCTTTGTTACCGAATGTACTTAGTTCACCGCCTTGTTGAGGTGCTGGATGCAATGTTATATTGCTTTCTGTTTGCTCACCTACTTGGTGCGCCTCGCCTTCATTCACCAATTCAATGATCGGCTCAATGTTGACATCTGTGATTGTTGTTTGTTTGTTTTCCATGTTGTTTGATTTAGTAAATTTTTAACTTCTCGACTTGCTTATTGTATCTCTCTTTAAGTCGTTCAAGTACCATCATTTGAATTTTCTCTTGATGCTCTATTGACTTTTTAAAGCTATTGTAATTCTGTTTAGCAATCTTTTGCTGCACCCATCTGATGTCGAAATCAATTTTACCTATCGTGTCAAGCGTTTCTTGAATTTTACTTTTTAGCATATTACTTTGTTTTACGTTTTGCAATGTTTATATTCTCCTCGCTTGCTTCTATAAAGTTCACACCGTCAATAGTGGTAACGGGAAGCCTCCTCGTTTCGATTAAATAATAGATGCGCACTGGTGATTGATTCACCAGCCTTGCGAAGTTCGCTTGTTTTAATAGTTCTTTTTTTGCCATTTTATTTTAGTTTATAAATTACATTGTTATTAAAAGTATTCTATTATCTGATTTGTTTTGCTTAACCCAACAATGATTAGAACCAAAGCCATACTTAAATCCTGATGTGTGCATCAATTTAAGCGCTTCTTTTAGGTGTTCTAATGTTGGCTCTAATAACGCTGCTCTTATGATACCGTCAAGAGTTACTAAATCAAATTGATAGTCTTTAGTGTATGGATTAGATAATGATGATTCGATTTGTACTTTCATATTGTTTGTTTTAAATTGTATAGAGGCAAATGTAGTAAACTTTATTTACAAACGAACAAAATAAATAAAAATAGATATTAACACTATATTGTTAATAAACTTTATTTATTATTTTTGTTGGAATTAAAAAACTTTACCTACATTTACCACATCAAACAAACAAAAACAGATAATATGAAAGCAACAGTAATTAGAAAAGAAGGAAACGAAGTAAAAGAAATTACGTTTTCTAAAGTAAAAATAGCGCGAGGATATATTAAGGATGTCGAAGTATTAACACGAAATGGTGAAGTTAGTTATACACTTGTTAAAGGAAAATAATATGTACGACATTAACAAATTCTTAGAACACAGACGCTATATAGTTAGCGCGATTGACAAATTAGATTTTAACTTTGATGGTGTGGGCGATTACGATACCGATACCTTTGAATTTGAAATTGATATGGGTAATGTTAGCCTCGTGGTTAACGCGACTATCATGGAGACTTTTGTTTCTTATAGCAGAGAGACACGAGACGAGCCAGCAGACTATTTACTTGAACGCGAATTGAACGAGATTAACGAGGCTTATTATATCACCAGCGAAGGCGACGAAATTCCTTGTACCGATAACGAAATAGAAGCAATTAAAAACGTAATTAAATCTTTAATATAATGAATGCATACCAAACAGAACGCGCTTACCTAAAGGTGATTGACACTATTGTAAGCTGCAAGACAAAAGACCAGTTAAGAACTGCAGAACGAATGGCGGACTTTTTTATTAGCCGATTCAAAAAGCCAAGCGTTTTAAAGTTGAACGTGAAGACACTTATTCAAAATCATTCAATTAATTGTATATGAAAATAGAAATTGCGAATAAAATCGAAACAATGATTAGAAATGAGGAGAAGCATCTTGATTGGCTGCAAAGCAACAACGCACCTCAGGAATTCATTGAACTTTCTAAATGGCATGTTATTCATTATACTGAAAGGCTTAAAGAATATCGCGAATCTTTAGCAACACCACAAAAAGAATGGAAAACTTTTATGATTGAAACATTGAGCCAAAAAACAGATGTTCCTTATAGATTCTTTTCGCAGTATTATTCTATGGAAGATGCAAGAGAGCATCATAAGAGAGCAATATCAATTATAGAAGTGAAATTAAACATTGAGCCAGTAAATAGTTAAGAAACGTTCTTTAAGATATAAACGTGACTAAGCCCCACAACACTGTACAGTCAGTGCATGGTGCAGTTATTAAAGAAACGGATTAACGCTATCCACGTTTATTTTACGGCATTGGTGGTTCACAATAAGCAAATCCACTTAGAGGTTTTACCACCAATGCTTTTTAAAACAGTATTAACCACCGCTAGTCGGTATAAATTGATGAGTATGAGAAAGATTATTATTCACATTGAATCAGATGAAATAAGCGATGAAGAGGCGGTAAGAAAAGTTGCTAATGTAATAGCTGGCGGTAGAATAAGTAAAACCAAACAATGGCTACAATACTGCTTTATGACTACGTGGCTAGATACTTATGTTTACGCAGCACCAAAACACACAGGATTAACAGATACATTTAAAGTAGGAATTAAACAACCCCAAAATGAAAGATAAAATTTTAAAAAAATAGTATGAAAACAGCAGAAGAAATAATGAACAAGCATTTCAAAGAATGTTTTGAAACGCACAACGAAAAGGTATCCGACAAGTATATTCTTTACTTTCATAAAGCTATGAAGGAATACGCTCAACAAGAACGTGAAAAGGCAGTATATGAACTTTTAGGATTAATTCAAAATAAAAAGTAATATGCCTAACAATTATTGCGCCCGATGTGGCAAACCTATTCCAGTTGATAAATGGTATTTATGTGTTGATTGCGATAGGTTACAACCTCGCTATTTAGCAAGCAAGAAACCTCCAATAACACCAGCTACAAAGATAGCACCTTTGAATTTATAACTATTGTACCACTTAGGGGAAGGCTTGAAGGTGAATGCTCTCAGGCTTTCTCCTTTTATGTTGGGATTGCTATTCTCAACTATTACAGATAGCGAATCATCTTTAAGCCAGTTGCTTTTTTTTTTAGCTATGATGAACGTCTGCTCGTTGGGGACTTGAATATTGTATAGGCTAAAATTCTTTTCCGTTATAACAGCATCAAATTTAAAGTAAGTGCTATCAATACTAAATGAATCAATGAAGGCAGTACAAGGCAGCTGCTCACGAAATACGTGATTGATTGTGTCGTGCTTGAAAATTGATTTATACTTTATCAACACCTCCGTATCTTTTAACTTTAATCTTTTTTCCATTGCCAGCACCTCATCGCTCTTTTGGTCAACAAGTAATTGCATTGCAGCATTGTACTCAATTAGATTACCGTTTGCATCTTCATACTCTTTAACCTTATCGCTATAATTCTGCAAGTCAATAACAAGCGATGTGCTTCTTTTTCTATCGTTGCACCCTTTAAATAGTAGCATGATTGTTAGAAAGCCTAAAACCAAAATTGTTATATCTCTTATTGCTACCTCCTTATTCATTGCAGTCTCCTTTTTTATACCCTCTACCGTTCGGACTTTCTTTGTCAACGGTTAATATCTGCATTCTATTCGCGCCCTCTTTATAACTAACATGAATCCAAGTTGGTTCACCGTTTACCGGGTGCTCGCAAATTAGCTGATCCCACTCTAAATTAGCTTTAATATGTTGAAACAGCAGTGAATTTTTAATCTTACCATTGCCAGTAAAGTCAATCGCTTCACCTTTGCAATGTTGCGACTTCGCTTGTCCGAACTTATCAACTGCACCACCGATGGCTTTATTCAAGATAGGTGAGCGATAAAAAGAATTAATCTTTAAAGGTACGTTTGCAAATCTCCGTACTGGTTCAAAGCACTTGTTTGCTACAATAGTCATCGCTTTTAAATGCTCTAATGTTGGCTCGTTGCTTATTCCTTTTGCCTTTGCCGTTTGGCTGTTTACTGCCTCCTCATAGCTTATGTGTGTGCTTATCTTATCCATTTGTATTATTGTTTTTTTCTTTATCAGGTGTTTTCATAACGTGTTGAATGAACGCCCCAAATGATATACTAAATGCTGTTTCTAATTTCGCTATCAACACCTCATTATTTTTAGGATATTCAACAAAAAAAGCAAGTATAAAAGCAAGCGCCAAAATAGTACCTATCATGAAGCCAATTACATAACGCGCCTTAGCTTCTGCCTTTATTTTTTCCCACATCGTCATAGTTCGTACGAAATAAAAGCTATATTAATTTCATCTAAACTCATTTTGTTACTCCGTTACGATGTACAACGTATATATCTCTCTCCATTGCGCTCAATCTTTTATCAATAGAGTAAAGTTCGACACTTAATTTTGTCATTGAATTTTCAATGCTATTCGCTTTCTCAGTCATCTTATCCACTTGCTGAATTAATCTATTAAGAAAGTAGGCTATTATTCCGACGAATGTTCCGCCAATGGTTAGAAATATTGTAATAGATTGCGGATTCATTTTAGCACCGTTTTTTTCTTTGGTTATTAAATGCGCTGTCAAAATTTATATCAACTGGCAAAGCCTCCTTAATGTTGTGTCGAGGTTCAAATCCTCCCGAACCTTTAACGTAAACACCAATAAACTCATCGGGATTAGTGTTGTTGTAATCTGTAACAATTATTTCATCGGCTTGCAGAATATCGGTCTTAACGAAGTTTCGTGTGCTTTGCTCAATAGGTTTCAATTTTAATATGTACTTCTCCTTTTGCTCGTCAACTACCCATTGCTTCTGTCCGTTATTATACTCAACTTCTTCGCGCGTGTATTCGCTGGATGTGAAACCAAACATACCACTCAATCGAATTTGATTGTACCAATTAATTGAATTGAAGTCGATGTAATCGGTTTGTGAACCAGCAGCGCCACGAATACCATTTGTGTAAGTTTCTATTCTTACCGTTCCGTTGATTAAAGCTGGAGAGTATTCTGCTAAACAAAACTCGTTTGAGTACAAAGATTTATTGCCGAGTATAGTTGTAATCACGTTCTTAACGCGATACAAACCAGCGCCATCATCTAAGATGACTAAGCGCATATCTAATAGATAACCAATGTACTTTCTGTTATCATCATCACTATTGAAGTTAAGCGGATAGAACGTACCGTAATCATTGTCATTTAGTGTTTGAACATCGACAAAAGTTCCGCTCGCGTTTGCCTTTTGCAAGGTCATTTCAGCAGCAGAAACCAATGGAGAAAGCGGCCACAAAAAAGAAGTCTTATCATTTTTTAACACGTCATCGCTTGGCGTACTTGCAAAGAATGTAGTCTTAGCGCAGCATTGAGCAACGGGTGAAGCTGGTATAATGCCACCAATACTCGGCACTTCCTCGATAGGGTTAGTGCCTATAATAATGAAATTAGCTTTTATGCACTCTCCCGTTGGCATCGTTTAATCTTCTTTAGTTTCTTCAACTTCGATTGATTCGATATACTTCATTAATTCTTTTGCCGCTTCAAAACAAACATCGTGAGATTGTTTTTCAACTGCTGCTTTTGTGCTGATGCTGTAAATGTAGTTTAACGCGTCTGCTAATTGTTTTTTTTGTTCTGCTTTCATCTTTTTTTATTTAATTATATTGCTTCTAAATTTAAACCTATGATTGAAAATAAGCCAGCTGTACTTGGTACATTCACCTCAAAATAATTAACTGCCAATAACGATGCTTCGTAAATAGTATCTACGCGAAGTCCTACGCCTTTCAAACCGTTTTTGCTTAGTTCTTCATCACCCGTTATTTCGATTCCTACGCTATCTAATTGGTCTATTTTTGGCAAAGGATGATATGTATTTGTTGTTACACCATCAATCGTTTCAGATACTAACTTTTGCGGAAAAGCATTAATATTCATCACTCCATGATTTGAATTAAAGTTCTCGATAAAGAAATAAATATCTTGACCTATTGGCATTTCAATTCCGCTGAATGTAAATGCCGTTTCTGCTGTGTTGGTTATTTTTAACATATTATTTAAGTTAGATTGAATGTTCCTGTTTTTACCGTTCCGCTTGAATATTTTACTTTAACAACACAATGATTGGTTCCCTCGTCAATATAAAAACTCATTTCGTTGTTTGATAGATCTCCGCTCGCTATTGCCGCGTTATTTGCTTTTATAATACAATAGCCGTCATCTTTTATTGTTAATGCTGCTACGCTTGCTGAATTTTGAAACAACGCCGTTTTTGTTGATGATGTTGCGCCTGCTCCAACTATTTGCAAAGCTGCCGTTGCGCCTCCAAAACTTCCACCAACTTTTAAACTTGTATCTATTATACTTCCACCTACTACCATTCCTATTTTATTTGTTCCGCTACTATTGTTTAAATAAAATTCACCAGTTTCGCTGTTACCTGAACGTAAATCAACCACGTTATTTCCAATAGAATTATAAATACGATAAGATGAATATGGTCCATATAGACTCATGATTGCCGTTTCTGTATATACTCCTCCAACTCCTGCTTGCATACCTATTTTTGTGTTTCCAGCCGCATTTTTTAAATCAAAATTACCATGACCTGATGAATAAATATCACAAAAACTAAAAGCACTTACATTAGAAAACAAGCTGAATTTATCTGGTGCATAAGCATCAAGGTAAATTTTCGGTTTTATTGTGTTTGCTGAACTCCCAAAATCAATAGCTTTATTGCCACTTAATTTTAATAAATTTCCGCCCCCACTATTTAAAAATTGCAAATTTTGTGTTGCCGTTCCGCCACTTTTTAAAGTGAATGTTCTCGCGTCGTCTGCTGAGGTTAAGTTTGCCGAACCTAAGTTAGAAGATGATACAGCCGCCCACGTAGGAATGCCACCACCACTAACCGTTAATACTTGTCCCGAAGTACCGATACCTAACTTTGCAATCGCTGTTGTATTACTCGCATAAATCAAATCACCTATTGCGTACGATGTTTGCCCCGTACCACCAAAAGCCGCAGCTATTGCCGTAGCTTGCCAATCACCATTTGCCACTATACCATTGCCGCCCACTACAAAAGTTGATGAGCCAGCAATATTTTTTAGTTCTAAAACTGAATTTGTATCTAAGGCTTGACCGCTTCTAATCACTACACCACCCTTAGCAACAGATGTTAATATCTGAGGTTGCGTGGATGCGTTGTATGCGCTTTGTAGCGTTATAGATAGGTCAGCGTTCAACTCAGTAAGTAAAACGGAGTAGTTTAATTTTTGCGATTGATATTCAAGTGGAGAAGTCGAAATTAACTTACTCACATCCATAAGGTCGCCACTCGCTAAGGCTGTAACGCTTGTTGTATATTCGCTAATCTTCTCGCTCATAAATTCAAAATTAAATTATTTTTATACTCGCAAATTTATTTATTCAAGTTGTTTTAGAATACCATCTTCGGTCGCCTTAAACAATCCAGCTTCCGTCAATTTACCATCGGCTGGAGTGCCGTTGTATATTCTCGCATAAAGCGTTAAAGTTCCGCCCGTTGGTATCTTAGTATTATCTAAATAAGCCGTTGCCGTTATCTCGTTTCCGCTCAATACTAATTCAATCAATCCACCATTACTATCATTCTCAAACCATTCGCTCGCAGCAACAGGATAAAGGGAGTCAATAGTATGCAAACCACTTATACCACCGCTCTCGTACACCTCAGCACCAAAGCGAACGAATACGCTTGGTAAATCTATCGGGTTAGTATTCTCAAACACTGCAACTATTTTAGTTTTCGCAAAGCCTTGTACAAATTTATTAGTGCCGTCTGTCAATTCGTTGTCGTCAAGATCATACGCTTTTAAAGTCTTTACCGTCCAATCCGCACCAGTTGAATAGTTGTACGCGTCTAAGGTTATTTTATCTTCAAAACTTAAAGCGTTTCCATCGTTTATTAAATCTAATTGAATAACACCCTTGATATTGAATGGCGCTGCATCGTATCTATACCATAAATTATTATACCCGTTATTCGGTAGTGAAGTATTAAAGAAAGCAGCATTAACACCCAGCAAAGACCTCCAATATTCCCAACGGAATAAGATAGGAAAATCAATCTCATAATAATAAAGATTGCCAGCGTCTAAATCACTTCTTCTTTTAACTATAATGTTTTGAAAAAAGTCTTCACCGCTTGGTATAAAAGGTCGCGGTTGGTTAATGTTAATTTGCATTATATCGCTAACCTTCGGCTGTGTTGTAAGATTGAAACTAAACGAATCCAAATCGAATGAATCGCCCGTCGAATTCTCAGCTATAATCTTTGCTGTTATACTCGTAAAGTCAGTATTAATTTCGTAATCAAAAGCAATGATTGAACGAATCACAATAGCATCCGTAGGGAAAGCCTCCGTAGTTAGTACACCCGTTTGTGCCTGGTCCGCCATTGTTACAATCGTGGTATCAAATACAATCAACCCATCGTTTGAAGTATCAATATAAAGGTCGTTTGCATCAACTAAAAGTGTTACCCTATCTGCGTTATCAATAGTCAAAGCATCATCAACTACATCAAAGGTCATACAATAACGCTTACCACTCAAAGCACTTAAATAAGTAACATCACCAGCATCAAATTTAAAGTTACCCGTTACCCTTACTACACTTGAACTGATGAACTCAACATTCACGTTTTCTATATAATTACCGTTAGCTGTTGGTACATCATCTGAAACCGTTGTTACAATCCTATCAATAAAAAAGTTTTGTTCTACCGTCTTTGCTGCATCGGTATAATCAATCTCATCACTAAGTAAAGAGAAACCTAAAATGCAAGCCGTTGTATTCAATACGAATGGCGTATCTGTTCCGTTTGTTACATCGAATGTAAACGTGTTTAAATTCTGCGAAATCTCAACACTCGGCAAAGTTATATTGGTTGGTGTTTTGTGAACTATTGCCGTATGAGAATAGTTTGTAAGGTCTGTATTGAAGTTCTCATCAAACCAGCCTACGTTACCTTTATTACTTACGAATGAACCTATTTGCTTTTTATTCGGGTCAGTCCTAAAATATAAGGCTTCAAAGTTTGAAATGTATTTTAAAGAATTTGTGTTGTCAAAATTATACGGCTTAACGCCAGCAATCAAATCATTGTATTCACCCTCGATGTAATAAGGTATAACTAAAAAGTTGTGTGTTATCTCGAAGTATTGAAAGTAAGCATCTACACCATCGCCTTTAATTGTTGCGCCTCCACATTGCCAAGACTTAGCACCAACACCAGCGAATGGAACTACCGTACTTGTATCTGTTGCATCTAAATCAAATGCTAAATACTTTTGCACGCTGCCATCAATTTGACTGATATAAGATGGTGCATTTGCATTTTCTATTAAGTTATAAAAGTAGTTCAATGCTGTAATAGGTGTTGTCCCTATAATTTCTGCTGTGCTGCTTAACTCATTAACAAGCGATGTGGTTAATCTTATTTCGTTTGCGCTTATAATAGCTGCTATCGTATAGCTGCCATCGTTGGAAGTAGTGCCATTAACATCGATTGTATCGCCTAAATTAAACTCAGCAAATAAAGGACTATTGCATCTAATTACTTCATCAGGGTTAGGATAGCCCGTAGTAGGTGCGAATAGAATTTTAGTTGAAGCCGAAGCAAAAGCAAACCACCCCACCGATATATTGATAGTTGCTGTTACGCTATTAAGCACATTGCCCAATAGGTAATCAGTTGAACCGCTTGTTAATTCGCTATTAAACGAAATGCTATCTACTCTTACTGCCATACGTTTGCATTTTATTTAAAGCACCGTTTAATTTATCCATTGCTTTTTTAATATCCTTTGTATTCACCGCCTTATTTACTTTTTCTTTGTCCTCAGGCGACAAAGTATTAATCATATTTTCCGCAAGGTTTTGAAACAAAGAAGCGTTCGATGATAAATCACTTAGAACCTTCATTGCCTTCTGTAAATCTTTCGGGTTAATTTCCTGTTGCTTCATTTGTTGTCGGTGTTTTGAAGTTGTTGTAATATAGCTTGTTTACTCTGTACTTGATATTTGCGCTCTGTCTGTACACGTTCCATTCTAAAGAATCAACTAATGCGCTCTCACCAAAATTAGTCAATATTCTGTTGTCTAATTTTACTTTTTGATAATCCTCGAAACAAAAAGGCACGTTATCAAAAGTGCGCTTAATATACTGATTATGCTTTCCTTGTATTGGATAAAAGGAATTAATAAAATGATAGTTATCCCAAAGATATTTCGCGTTAAGTGTTTCATCTACATCTGTTTTACGTGGTGTGCTTCCTTCTTGAATGATGAATATTTTAGGTACGTTCACAAAGTCGTTTTCTAAAAGCAACATTCCAAGCCTATCAGTAATTAAAGTACCTAAAACAACTGGAGGAATATTCTCAGGTGCTTGTAAATTAAAATTAATGTCTATACCAACAAACGCCAGCGCATCAATTAAATCATTAATTAAACCTATCACCGCTTGCAAGGCATCGATAGCGCCATTAATAATCAACACAAACACATTCGCGACCGCACTAAATGTATCTAAGATTATTCTAAATACTTGCTCAGGGAAAGTTAATGATGTTTTCTTTTTAGCGAGTGCAAAAGGGAAATCTACACGCTCATAGCCTTTGTATAATAGATTGAATTGATTGTTAACGATGTTAGGCTGCAAGGTAATTTGATACGCTGTTCCCTCGTATTTATCTATCGTATTCTTATCGTTTAAATCAGTTTGAAACTTTAAGTAGTAACCGCTTTTAAATTCATCCGCATTAAAGCCGTTCCAATCGTTTCTTAAGTCAGGCAGTTGATATGTTGTTGCTGGGAATAAATCGTAATCGCGACGCTCGATTATTAAAGTGCCGTTGTTAATTATAATCTTTGCATTAAACATCAATTTAATATCGCGTAATAACTGCCCGAACGTGCCTTTGTAATAACCTCTCATCTCAGGTTCATTAGGATTAAGAAACCCTAGTATGCCATCTGTGTCAGGGTTTTGGTACTTCTCAGGTAATATCACCGCGTCTGCTAATTCACCACTAAATATTGAAGATTGAAAAGTGTAACCAAAGTGAGCGCAACCAATTTCTAAAAGGTCTTTTATCCTCATTGCTTGATGATACTTAACTGGTTGAATGATATAGTTGAAAGCATCGTAAATTAATTTAATCAAAGTCGCCAAAAGCGTAATGAAGTAAATGATTTCCGCGATCAACTCAATGATACCACCCACCGCTTCCCAACCAGTACCTATCTTGCTTATTGCTTTCGATATATCTTTACCGGTAACAATCAAAGAATTAGTAATAACGAACGCTGAAATGATTGCTAAGAATGCTTCGCCAGCTTTTGGTATTGTGTTTATAACATAAGGTATATCAATGAACTTGTTGTTAAATAGCGAAGGCTGTGTATCGTATAAGAATTGAAAGTCTACGCTATCCGCACTTTCATTTAGCCAATCAATCTTATGCGTTTCTTTTGCACTCGCGGTTATATCGTTATCGCTAACCTCCACGTTGTCGCTCAAATCTAAATACCCATCAAAGATAACATCAGTTGTCCCTAAGTGCTCTAATTCAATTTTAAACGGCAAACCTTCAAAGATACCCGTCGATGTTGTGTAATTGCCGTAAATAGTATCAGCGCCCAATAGACCGCCATCTATATAATCTTGAATAGTGCCAGCGTTATCTCGAACGAATCGCCACTTGTTGATTGATACCTGAGCCGTTGGCGCGTCTTTGTCAAAGTTAAGTTGAATAGATAACTCCTTTTGATTCGCTGGCGGTTCAATCGCTGCGCCGTTTAAATAGAATATAGTCTTCATAATCTACGCTTTCCAGTTGTTACGTGCTTAATAACCGTCTTCATTCCATCTTTAACAATCTCCTCCACTCGTTCACCTTGCGCGTTCCAATTAACTTTTATCTCTTGTTTGTTTTTAATTGCTTGTTTCAACTCTCCTAACTCTTTTGTTAGCGTGTACACTATCGCAGCACTTTGAAAACTATTGCCATTTGACTTCATTGGCGCGTCCATGTCAGGTAAAATCATTTGCTTTACGTAATCATCTACTAAGCCTTTATTCATTGCTGTAACGAGTCCGCTGTATTGTTGTGTTGCCTTTGCTGTTACAACAGATTCACCATGAGAAAACGCGATTAAATTACTATCACTTGTTCCCGTTCCTTTGCCTTGAAAGTCCTCAACACCGCCAGCAAATGCGCCCGCTATTGTTGAACTAATTGCCTTTGCTATTAATGTATCAGCAAGCGCACCAGCTAAGGCCTGAGTAGTGTTTTGTTTATTATCTAACCTACTTTGATACGAACCTAAGAAAGCACCAGCTAATTGTAACGCTTCTTCTCTCCTTCTCTCCGCTTCCTTTTCACGCTCTAATTTCGCTTGCAACTCCTCACGTTTTTTCTCTTGATATGCTAAAGTATTATCTAAGCCTTTTGCCGCTAACTCTTGCTGTCTTTGCACCGCTTCATCTTGCTTTTTAATCTCAGCATTTAAACCATTTTGAACTATCTCGCTTCGTCTTTTAGTCCCTTGCTCAATGCCTTGTAAAACTTGTTGCTGTACCCTTCTTTCTTCTGCTAATTCATCGGCTTTTAACTTCTTCTTATCTTCTTTTTCTTTTTCGTTAATACCTTTCAACTCCGCTGCTTTTTCACGCGCTAAATTTGCACTATCATTTTTATATTTTTCTTCAATTAACAACTTTTCATTCTCTGTCAAATCTTTGTTGCTTATCTCAAAATCCTTTTGCTTTTGTAGTTTTGTTTGCCTTGCTCTATATTCAATATCTAAACCAGTTTTAATTAAGTCAATATCTTTGTTTGTAGCATCTTTTAATGCTTCGCTTTGCTCATTATATCCATCAATTAAGCCTTGTCTTTTCTCTTGGTCAAGTTGGTTACGGACATTATCATCTTTCAATCTCACTTGCTCTGCCTTTTGCAAATCTCCTCTTCTCTTCTTTTCTATTTTATCTAAGTCATCTAATTTACTTTTATAAAAGTCATAGTATGCTTGGGCTGCTTTTTTCTTTTCCTCAGCTTCTTTATTCGCTCTGTCAATCGCCTCTTTTTTTATCTGTTCATCAAATGCAGCCAGCTTTGCGTTGTTCTTTTTGTTTTCAGTAAAAAACTTCTCTTGTTCTTCAAACACTTTTGCCCCAAATTCATTTAAGGCTTTAAACTCTTCTTCGTATTTATTCCTTGCAGTTTTAACTGCTTCGCTCGCATTCTTTTTTTGCTCTTCTGTCATCTCTACATACAAAGCAATTTCTTCTGCTGTTAATCCAGTTAATGATGCTAACTTTTCTGCCTCTAAAACAAATCTTTCCTCTGCAAACTTCCGTTGCTCGGCTACTTCTTTTGAAGATAAAGCTATTGCTTCCTCTAAAAACTTTCTTCTTTCTTGTATGGAGAATCTTCTATCAGCAGCGTTAAATTCTGCCTCTGATATTTTTAAATTAGCCTTAGCCGATGCCACCGCGTAGTTACTTATTCTATCCTCTAAGTCATCTAATGCTTCAATATATTTTCTTGCACCATCTGTTGCCCTTTCAAAATCATCTGTATTTGAACTAACCGCCTGACCAAACTTCTGCGCTGCCTCTGTAAAATCACCACTAAACAACGCCACAATAGCATCAATTAACAATAGTGCTCTATTTCTAACAACATCAATTATCGCGCTTACTTGCTCTAATCTAACCGCCCACTCAGTAGCACCACTATCTGTTGAGGTGAACGCTTTAAATAAGCCATAAACGGCAGCAGCTACGGCAGCAATAGCCAGCGCAACGGGATTCAATAACAAACCTTTTAAGGCTTGCCCCATTCCACTAATACCATTTGCAGCATTCCCAAGTGGTCCACTCAAACCCGTTAATGCTTGCTTGTAGTTACCAACACTTCTTTGATGCTCTCCTACCGCTTCTTCCGCTTTCCTTACGCTTGTATCTAATTTTTTGAACTCATCAGTTAAAGCCTTAGGTGCTTTGCCGCCTTCCGCACTAATGTTCTTTAACTCTTTTTTGATTTGCGCTAATCTAACAACTTGCTTCTCGTATGTGGTAGTAAGGTCGCTATTTAATTTAACTTGTTGGGTTATCTCTTGGCGTTGCTTTTGACGTGCTAAATTCTCTTGCGCCTGAGCCGCTGTCAAATCCTTTGTTGCTTTCTTTTGTTTCTCTGTTACAGCTTCCAATGCTGCAATCTGCTTCTTTAAGTCTTCAATCTGCTTCGTTAGTTTAGCAACGTCATCAAGTGTTTGAGGTGATGCAATAGCGAAGCCGTCTGTTGATTGCTTAGCCTTAGTTTTTAACGCGTTTTGAATGTCGGTAACAACCTTTAACAATTCTTTTGCTTCCTCAACGGCAGATGTGAACGCGTCCTTTGCGATTATATCTTCTCTCGTTATTTTACCGCTTTCAGCCATTTTGCTTAGGTCTTATTTTTTTTAATGCTTTGAAATAGGTATAGTATTCTGCTACACTTACTTTCTTTATATCAATCTGAAACCCCAT